GAACAAAAGGCATATACAAATAAAAAAGAATTAGCACACTTTGGTTTACCTTATTATAATCAAAGCAATAACATTTTAGAATTTAATTTAGATAAGTTTGAAGATTATTTACATAGACAGAAAATAAATTTATCTAGGGTAGATTTAGTTATTAAGTGTCAAAATATTTTAAAAGCAAAAAAGAATCACGGTAAGTTTGAAAACAAATCTTGCGTATCATGGCGTATTTATAATCAGAAACTTGAAGTAGAAGATTTAATTATAGAAGGTAATTACGAAGAGATAACAGATGATAGAGCCTAAATTTATATCTGGACCTCCAGGAACAGGTAAGACTTCTACTTTTATAACACAAAAATATGTAGAGTTATTAAAACAATATACTTATGACAAGATAATAATACTATCTCATACTAACGTTGCAGCTGATGAAATAAGAGATGAAATACTAAAACTACCAGAAGTAAAAGAAAAAGGACTAACCAAAAAAACTTTTAAGTACAGAATATGTACAATACACAGATATTGTAAAAGTAAACTGGTAGGTCAAAAAGAAAAATTTAGTTATCAAGATCATAAAAATATGTGCATGGTAGAATCTTTGTTTAAACTACAGCAGGTTAATGAATCTGACTTTGATAATGATAAACATATGTTTTACAAATATTTATCAGATGCTTTTGGAACAGGTAAAACTCTAAAAGAGTATTGGAAAGAGTGTGATAAAAGTTCTTACAAACCTTACAGTCTAAACTCAATAGAAGAAATGTTGGTTCACTATAAAAAATATAAACACGACAACCATGTTTGTGATTATGATGACATGATAAGAGATTTTATAGATAAAGCTGTAGAGCCAGATATAGATGCTTTAATAGTTGATGAAGCACAAGATAGTAACGTACCACAAAGAAAAGCATTAGAAAAAATGTCAACTAAAGCAAAAGAATATTATTTAGTTGGTGATGCAGATCAGACTATATTTGAATTTGCAGGAGCAGATGCAGATTATTATCATAAGCTATCTAGAAATGCAGAACAATTGGAACAAGGTCATAGATGCGGAAAAACAATCAATGCTTTGTGTAAAAGAATTATAAGACCGATATGGGAATACTATGGATATGAAAGAACCTGGAGATCTACAGAATTTGTAGGCAATCATTATCGTTTACCTAATTTAGAAAATATGTGTAGTCATATGGAAATTTTACTAGATAAAATAAGAAATACTAACGAGACTTTTTTATTTACTTATAGACAAACACCCTCTGATTCATGGGTTAAAAAATTTTTAAAAGACAATGGTATAGAATTCTCACATGTAGGAAACACGGCCCACGTACCAAAAAAAGAATTAAGATGTCATAAACTATGGCCAGACTTCTGTAAGGGTACACCTATGCCGCTTAAACAAATAAAAGATTTTTGGCAATATATAGGTAGTAAAGTTATTGTACGAGGTAAAGGTGAGGAGACTTTTGAAGACTGGGTAGATAGAGAATACACAATAGATTATTTAATAAGTAAAAAATTTTTAAAAGACACAGCGGCGCAAGAAAGAGATTTTTGTTTAATAAGAACACAAAGGGGTAAAAAAGAAGATTTCGAAAAAAGATTATTATACATTAAAAAAATATTACAAAAAGGTTTTGATTTAGAAGGAGATGTAAGAGTTCAGTATGCAAACATACATACAGTAAAAGGTTTAACATTTGACAATGTTATAGTTGATGAATCTAGATTTAGAAAAGAAGATTACTTTACACAATTAAGATTAAAGTATGTTGCTTATAGTCGTGGTAAATACGATTGTTGGACCATATCAACTCAAGATAAATATAGAAGGAGGTTAGGAGAACGATGAAACATTTTATAAGACTATATAGGGGAGTAGAACATAAAGTATTAGGATCTAAAGAAGACACACATGTATGCACAAAATGTAAAATAAAATTTAATCAACAAAATTTTCATATTGCTAGTGCAAAAGTAGATAGAAAAACTCAAAAAATATATAAAAGATTAAAAAGAAAATGTAAGTTTTGTGAAAATCCTTTGCGTAGTGTAAGACAAAATTTAGAAAAAGATAAAAATACACCACCAAAAACAAACCACTGTCAACATTGTGGTAGGAAAGATACTTCAATTGTATTACATCATAATCATAAAACAGTTAAATTTGGTAGATGGTCTTGCGTAAATTGCAATTCTAGATATCCATTTGATACATTTGAAGAACATATGGAAGACGCAAGGAGGTGGTATAAAATATGACAGACAGTAGTATATTTAAAGGAACAGGATACACATCATTAAATAAACAGCATGGCGGGAATCATTACAAAAAATTTAAGATTCAACCTGCAGAGTTTATAAATGAGAATAAATTGCTTTTTGCAGAAGGAAATGCTATTAAATATATATGCAGACATTCTGCGAAGGGGAAAGAAGAAGATATTAAGAAAGCAATACACTATTTAGAAATGATATTAGAGAGAGATTATAATGTGTAAACATCCAATTGACTTAGATTTAAAAGATGTAGATACGGTTGCGGTTGATATAGAAACATACGATCCTAATCTTAAAACAAAAGGTTTAGGCGCCATACGTAATGATGGTTTTATATGTGGTATCGCAGTTGCAACAGGAAAAGAAACAGCATACTTTCCTCTACGTCATTCAGATATATTTACAGATTTTAAAAGAGATGAAAAGATATGGGATGCTCTTAACGAAAAAATATTCCAAAACGAAAACATTACAAAAGTATTTCACAATGCAATGTATGATGTATGTTGGATTAGAGCTGTAACAGGTATGAAGATGAAAGGTAGAATTGTTGACACAATGATAGCAGCATCTGTAATTAATGAGAATAGATTTAAATATTCACTAGACTCACTATCAAAAGATTATCTTAATGAAGAAAAATACAAATACGATCTACAACAAAAAACACTAGAGTGGTCTGGTGGCACAGTAAAAGACCCAATGACTAACATGCATAAACTTCCTGCATCAATTGTAAAAGAGTATGCAAAGCAAGACGTAAACTTAACTTATAAATTATGGAATCTTTTTAATAAAAAAATTGACGAAGTATTATACATTAAAGAAGATGGAGAGCAAAAAACTTGTAGACAAATATTTGAATTAGAAACAAAATTATTTTTATGTTTAGTTGACATGAAATTCAAAGGAGTTAAAATAGATGTCGCAAAAGCTGTTGCGTTTGGAAGACATCTTAAAAAAAGAAGAGAACAGATATTAAAAGCAATTGAATCTTTAACGACAGTTAGAGTTGATATTTGGGCTGCAGCATCAATTAAAAAATTATTAGATCATCTACATATAAAAGATTACAAGGTAACTCCTAAATCTAAGATGCCACAACTACCAAAAGATTATCTTAAAACACACAGTAACAAATGCTTGCGTATGATTGCAAAAGCAAGAGAGTATGACAAGGCAGCAAACACTTTTATAGATGGTTTATTAGAATACGTTCATGAGGGTAGAATACACGCTGATATAAATCAGATAAGGTCAGATACAGGCGGTACGGTTACGGGTAGATTTAGTATGTCAAATCCTAATCTACAACAGATACCGGCTAAAGGTTTTATAGGTCAGAAGATGAGAGAATTATTTATACCAGAAGAAGGCTGTAAATGGGCTAGTTTTGACTACTCACAACAAGAACCCCGTATTGTAGTGCATTATGCTATCAAACTGGGCCTACCAGGCACAGAGACGTTACAGGAAGAATTTGACAAGGATGATGCAGATTTTCATCAAATCGTTGCTGACATGGCTAATATTTCCAGGAAACAGGCAAAAACAATTAACTTAGGTCTGTTCTATGGAATGGGTAAGATAAAATTACAAAAAGAGTTAGGTCTTGACCAGCGGCAGGCAAAAGAATTATTCAATGAATACCATGGAAGAGTCCCTTTTGTACGTCAGCTATCACAAGAATTAATAACATTTGCTAAAGAAAATAAATTATTATTTACACTACACGATAGGTTTTGTAGGTTTGATAAGTGGGAAACTACAAATAAAGAATGGAATCCTGAAATCAACAGATTTAACGAAGTTCCATTATATACAGAAGAGCAAGCAAAAGAAGCATTTAAAGCAGAGATGTTAGATAAGTATAAAGAGAACAAGATAGATTCAAACTACATGGATTATTTTGATAGGTATTACACACCTGCGTTCACATACAAAGCTTTGAATAGATTGATACAAGGGTCAGCTGCAGATATGACAAAGAAGGCAATGGTAGATCTATATGAAAAAGGTATAATACCTCACATACAAATACACGATGAACTTTGTTTTTCGATCACGGACCACGAATCAGAATTAATTAAAGAAACAATGGAACAAACAATACCTCTTGAGGTTAAGAATAAAGTTGATTTTGAATCCGGACCAAATTGGGGTACAATAAGATGAGGATAAATTATGGCATATTTAAATGTAAACATACCACCAACTTATGCACAAATAAAAAGAGAGTATTTATATGATCTTAAAAAACATCATGGAGAAGTTGAAGACTGTATTATCTTTGGTCTTAGCGCTCTTACAGGTCGT